TTTTTTTATATTATTGATTTTCCTTTATTTATATTCCGCTTGCGAACTTACACTAAAGCGGTGTTCTTTTCCTAAAAAGAATAAAATCTCATAACGAGTAGTCCATAAATCTAGCTGATGGAGCAATGATTTGTGTAAAATCTTGCGCGCTATCTTTTATAGTTGTTATGAGTGATTTGGGCGAGTCATTTTGGACTTGTTGATTCGCGGGGTTAATATGATTTCCTGCCAATTCTATTGACCTCATATCTGAGGTGGCTTGTTTTAAATCTCGTATATTAGCTCCCACTACTTCAATAATTGCGACTGCCTCTACTTCAAAAAGCGATTGTGCTGCAACTCCTTGTACAATAAAACCCATATAGTGATGATTCATTCGATAAGCTAATAAATTCCCGACCGTAGCCGGATCTTCAGCTGCATCTTGTTGATACTCATACTCTTCTGGATCTACTGGATTATAAGTCAGAGTACACCATTTTTTGGATACCGGACAACGAAAATAAGACTCATAATTTGATACATAAGCCAGAGACGCTGCATTCAGTGTATAATGATTTGGTTCTTCAACCGCATGCACTATTCCTGATTGGTTAATCTCAGACCCTGCATATCTTATTCTTACTCCCGCACACACAACACGTATGGTATTTAACGGCGTTATTGCTGCTACTGTATAATCGGAATTCCAGTTATAGCTAGTGAAAGCTGGATTTAAGGTTCCTCCCCTAATATCCAGTTCATCTGAAAAAGCTAAACCGGGATCCCCACTACCATTAGTCACAATAAGCGGTGGAAAATCTCCAAACGCTGTAGGGTAATCATTACTTATCCTTCGTGGCGCAAACGCTACTTGGAAAGTGGTAAATGACCCTGTGGTGGCGGACGTACGAATAAAAATTTTATGTCGTCTCGATTTAATAGATGGGAAGGTAGGCACACATGGCAATTCCTCGGGAATATCCCCTGACATGCCCAATCCTCTATTAAGCTTCGCTGATGTTCCATCGACAAATTGGAAGGGAACAAGCAATCCTGAGATGTAAAGTTTACCACATCCTGAAAGCCTGATCGCTCCCTCATTATTCGTTTTAATGGTTTTTCTTCCTTTTCTTCCGTATCGGAGGGGCATTCCAACCTCATCTGTTCTAATTTGGTCGGTAGCTCTAGATCTAATTCCTCCTCCTGGGTTAATTGTTGAATTTGGGCCCTTTGGCTCGCGACCCATTTTTGCTGACCGCCCCCGAGTCCCGTTTGATTTAAACGCTCGGGCATAGTCATCATATCGCTTTGTTTTTGCTGCTGCTGACAAGTTCCTAAACTTGGCTGCATGTTTCTTTTCAAATTGTTTTTTATTAAGCATTCTCTCTCCATTAATATTAAATTGTTCAAAGAATTCCTTACAACCCTGAGGTTCTAAGGGGTTTCTTTTTAAAGCCTCCACCTCCAATGTCATATTAATATCAACAGACTCCAATTCGGGGGGGAGAAAATCATAACATCCCTCTCTCCCTAACCAAAATTGACTGATCACTTGTCCTCTCTCTGGTAGACCCAATCGTCGCAGAGTGCGTACATTTGAAGAGTCAATTTTCTCGTCAGCTAATACGTTATTTAAAAATAATGCTATATAATTAAACAATTCTTCATCATGCCAAGCTAGATGCATTAGAGCATACGCTTTCATTATCTCTTGATCTGTAGTGTGTTTTTTGATTTCAAACATTAATGCTGAATATATACGATTAGAATCATAAGAAGGTATAAAATTGTCAAGCCACTTTTGACAAGTGGCTCCCAAAAAATGCATTCCTATAGGCCCTATTTGGACT